AGTGTGGCGGAATCGGTAGACGCACCAGACTTAAAATCTGTTGACCGTTAAGGTCGTGGGGGTTCAAGTCCCCCCACTCCTATAGTCCCGAAATGACTTAAAACTTGCTCTGGTCGGGTATTCCCTTTCGTCGATGATCGTTTTTATTTTATGAAAAAGTCTGAATTAATTCAAATGCTTCATCAAAATGAAAACGATTATCATGAACTTCCGATGTATGGTCTGATGTCTGATTGGTATCTTCGTTACTGGCACCTACATATTGCATTATATCAATATTTGGAACTAGATAAAGAAGATTACTTTGGTCCTTGGCCCTTGAAACAGTGAGTGATCATACACATTGGACACATGGAGGATTACCTCGTACATCCGTCAATATTCTCAGACTTATTTCTGAATTAGAAGGGTGTTATCAACTAACAAAGTATATGGCATTCGACGAAGATTGTGCTATACTAGATGACATGAAGCAGAGGTATTACAAACTCTATTTCAAACTCGCCAAAGAAGAACGTCACTAATACTATGTCAAAAACATACTTTCCAATTTTTCCAACAAGTTTCTTTTGGAAATTTAGGGCAGTTAATGTTGATGAGTTAAACACTCTGATAGATAGTATTGAACCTGGTAATGAAGGAGACTTTTTTAGTTGGGGAAATAATTGTGTTTCTCAAAAGAAAACACTAGATCCATCTGAGTGGATAGAATATATTTCTCCTAATCTAGAAAAATTTTCTAAAGAACTTGGAACTTCTTTTCAATGTCAGTTAACAGATTGTTGGATAAACTTTTATGAAAAAACTCATTTTCAAGAAGTTCATTCACACATTGCTGTTGATTTTGTTATGATATATTTCCCTCAAAAACCGAAAGAAGGATTTTCAAAATTGTTTTTTCTAGATCGTTTTTGCTGTGGAGTTACTCATAACATGATTAAACTTTTAAAACTACATAATACATATTATCCTGACATTGATGCAGGAGATGTATTATTTTTCCCTTCATATTTACAGCATGGCGTAACTCCTCATAATAATGAAGAGATGCGAAAAACATTATCTGCTAATTTTGTATTGATGAATCACACACCTTAAAACGCCACTCTAGCTCAGCTGGATAGAGCAACGGTTTTGTAAACCGTAGGTCAACGGTTCAAGTCCGTTGAGTGGCTCTTGGGGAATTAGCTCAGTTGGTAGAGCGCCTGCTTTGCAAGCAGGATGTCAGCGGTTCGAGTCCGCTATTCTCCATGGGGGAGTACCCAAAGACTCTGTATAGAAAGAGCGCCCCCTTTACATTCCCGAGTAGCTCAGTGGCAGAGCTGGTGACTGTTAATCACTCGGTCGCAGGTTCAAATCCTGCCTCGGGAGTTATTTTTTAAAATTATGTTAGTTACCTCTAATACATCTCCATTTCCATATCTGTATATTGAAAATCTCTATACTGATAAAGAATTAGAGTTGATATTTAATGAGTTGGATTATTTTCAATCGAACGAAAATGTTTTTCTATCTGATTCACTTGAAGCAACAGATACACAAGGTAATAGTTTAGCAATAAAAAAAAGTTTATTTTTAGATCATATTTTTCGTAATAGAGATTATTCAAATATACTAAAAATAAACTCTAAAAAAATATTTAAACCTGGTTTTATTTGTCGTCGTCCAGATAATTATTTTTTTAAAAACTTTGCCCCCACTAAAGATTATACTTTAATATCTTACTATGAAAATGGTGGCAAGTATAATTCTCATTGTGATGAGTCAGTGGCAACACTTTGTGTATGGTTATGGAAAGAACCAAAAAAATTTCAAATGGGAAATTTTTATTTCCCTGAATTTGATTTAAAATTTGAAGTTCAAAATAATCATGCTATAGTATTTCCTGGATCAATATTACACGCTGTTGATGAAGTAACGATGTCATTTGATAATGCTGAAGCGGGATATGGTAGATATTCCATTTGTAATTTTATGAACTTTAATCTAAGTTAATCATGGACCCATTACTATCATTTGCAGAAAAAAATCTTTATATTACTCCAACAGAATTGCCTGAAGAGATGGTAAATTCCGCAATCGCATATGTTGAAAATAGAGAATATGAAATTGCTCCAACTCATAAAGATCCAAACGGAGTAAGAAATAAAACAAGATCATCTACAGTTTCTTGGATTAATTGGGATGAGTGGATTCCTGGGATAATGTATAACATGGTAGTTTCTGCCAATAAAGAGTTTTTTAAGTACGATATAACACATTTTGCAACAAGAATACAATCTACCATTTATACATCTGAATATGAAGATCATTATACTTGGCATGTAGACAATTCTACGCAAAGTGTCCATGATGAAGGGAAGAATGATAATGAAAGAAAACTGTCAATATCTTTGTTACTTAGTGATCCTGATGAGTATGAAGGTGGTGAATTGCAGTTTCATTATTACAAATCATTTTTTAGGTCGATGAAACCTAAAAAAGGAAGTGCTATAATTTTTCCTAGTTGGTTGCCTCATAGAGTTAGACCTGTGACCAGCGGAAAACGTATTTCTTTAGTTGGATGGGTGCATGGACCAATGTTTAAGTAAACCAATGATTGATATAGAAGTAATTGATGATTTTCTAGATCAATCGTATATTGATCTTATAGCAGATTGGGTTATTAGAAATGGTGGATGGTTTTACAGACCAAATATATCTGCTAAAACGGTAATGGATAAACCAGAATCTCCTTGGTTTCATGGACTCGCTATGAAGTTTCATGATCTTCCACAAAATATTACTTTTGATAGCACTGGATGTACATTTATGATACCTGCTATTCTAAAAATCCAAGAGACATTTGGATTGCCATTAATGGAAAGTTGTATTCGTGCAAGATTTGATATGACACTTATGGCACCTCAAAATATGATGCACGAACCTCATATAGATCTTGAGTATCCGCATTATGCGTCGATTCTTTATATAAATGATAGTGATGGTGATACCGTAATTTTTAATGAAAAAACACCAAAAAATAAATTTACAGTAAAGAAAACAATATCACCTAAAAGAAATCGGTTAGTATTTTTTAACGGGTCTTATTATCACACTGGTCATTCACCCAGTAAATATCAAAACAGACTTCTTTTAAACACTAACTATTCAGTTCCATGAATTACAAATATCCTCTCTATGCACCATACTGGAAGGTTGACCTCTTTCACAAGACATGGTACAATACACTCAGTTCTTTGTTTCAGATGATTAATGTCAAGGACCACGA